TTATTTTATAGCTAAAACCTGCCAGTTCTTCCCTCGGTCATCATGATATTTATCTGTCATTGCTTGGCTCTTATGACCCAATAATGTTTTAGTATCGATACCTTGCTCTCTATATAATCTCTCCGATAAAGAACGCTGCTCGTGGAAACTTGGTGGTGTTCCATCTTCCCATTTCAATTCAGTCTGATCCCTAATTCTCTGAAAAAGTGTAGTGATAGCATTACCAGTAACTTGCCCACCACGTTTAGCTTGTGATGTTGTATGGTGATAATGAAGTATATAGGGACTAACTATTAGATCCCGGCATCGAGCAATAATATCTCTTAATGAATACTCCAGCTTTTCACAACGCAAGGAAAGGGGGATCGCAATTTTAGCACCTGTTTTTTCTTGAATAACATGCAAGTGGTCATCCCAAATATCATCAAATCTAAGTTTAGCGATATCACCCAAACGTTGCCCTGTCACAACAGCCAGTAACATTGCATTTTGTAGATAACGCTGTGTTTTTTCAGCCTCATTAAATATCACTAGCCACTCATCAAAATCTAGGCGCTGACGCTTAATTCTGTTCATTGGTAATTTAGTTGCTTGTGCTGGGTTATATCCTGGTGGAACTTCACCAGCATGTTGAGCTTCTTTGAATACATCAACTAAAACCATTCTGACGACCTGAGCCATTCTTGTTTGCCCACGCTCTTTGTATTCATCAACGATGGAAGCAATATCCCTAACATCTATTTCAGAAATAATTTGATTACCACATGCTTTACGGAACGTTTCAACCGGCGCTATTTTTTGTTTGTAGGTATTTTGTTTTATTTCGCCATATTCCAGACGTTCTTTTTGTATTTTTAAAAACTGATCTAGCCATGTATGGACGGTGATACCTTTTTTCAGCTTGCGGCTTATTTCATCTTTGGCTTTGATTAACTGATTCATTTTTGCTTCAGCTAGGCGAGAGTTAGCCTCTATCGCAATCTCTTTTGCTGCGCTTTCATCTGTGCCTAATCCGTGGAATTTACCAGTTATAGGATGTTTATAACGCCAGTACACTTTCTTTGTTCTGGCGTCGATATAACATGATAATCCCGGTATGTTGATATTGTATTTACGTGGACGAGCCATCCTCTAATATCCTCAGTAATCGCGGATCATCATTATGCTTAATTGTTGGTTTGCTATTCATTCCAATAAATCTCGCATTTGTGTCAACCCGCCAACAGCGACCAGCCTTAAATGGCTGAGGTGATATCATGCCGTTTTTTGCGTAACGTATTAGCGTTTGATAACTAGGCACCGGTGATTCAAACTCTTCTTGTGCCCATGTTTTCAATGTTTTTGTACGTGTCACAATAATTACCTCCACATATCTGCCCGCATGCAGACTAAAAATTCAACCACAAATACTCGGTACGATTTAACCTCACACAACAATTCTGTAAACTGAGTTAACTGTCTGGATATATCCATCAGCAAGATAAGTATCGATATTGATCACCCGTGATGTTTGAATAGAAGCGCCATCGTAGAATCGATTTTTCTTATCGTTGAAGATTTTCCCGTAAGCGCCATAACCGTAGATTTCTTCAAGCTTTAGATCGGCGTCATACTCAGGAGTAATCCCGGTCAATTGGTTATAACGATGAACAAACATGGCTCGAGCCTGAATGGGGAATAATGGATTTACATTGATTAAATCGCTAGCCGGGATACCCTCCAAAATCGCCCATGGATTTTTACCATCTACATCTAAATCGCGGCGTTCTGTTGCAAGCATTGTCAGATCCGCATAGTGAACGACATCACTAATCACTGTTGGTAAGTTCCATTTATCGCAAATAACAGACTGAATAGCCTTTTCGATTGCTTTATATTCCGGCAGCAATGCTTTTAATGGCGTTGGCAAGTCACGGCAATAAGCCTCAGCGGCATCATGCAGTAATGCTTCTAACGCGTACTCAGGCGGTACAAGCTGACTAACATAAACAGAGTGTTGAGCAACAGAATAGAAAGAGTCAATTTGACCAGCAAAGCGACATTCGTTAGATAAACCCTGTGCAATATCTTCGATAGAAATATCTTCCGCACAGATATTAATGAAGTCGAAATGCTTGCCAGTAAAAGTTGAGATATAAGACATAATTACTCCACATGATAAATAGCGCCACCAGATCAGTGGCGCATAAATTAATTAAGCTGAAAAATTCCCAATGAATGTTTCGATTTGAGTTTCTTCGAATTTAGAAGCAAGTAGATCACGGAATTCCTGTGCTATTTGTTCTTCTAAATTTTCTAGTTGAACAATACGAAGCACTAAAGTAGGAGTGTCGTGTGAAGTTAAAATGCTATAGCGAAGCTTAATTGCACGTTCTTGCAATTCTTCGTAAGGAGTACATTTAAATTCGAAAGCGGCAGGCATAATATCTTTGCTTTTCGCTTCTACATTTTCCATGACTGAACGTTTAGCTGAAAAATCACTATCTTCATGATCAGATGAACGACTTGATTCGATGGTAATTCGGCGAACAGCACCAATTGCTTGCTTGATATCTAAAATATTGCCTTCAGCATCGAACGCTAATAAGAATTCGCGCCAATCTTCCAGCCACTCGGCAAGTTCTTTTTGTCCTTGCTTGCGACCATTAACGGATAGAACGGCTGCAAAAGGTGACGTCTTTTTCAGTCCAATAACAGCGGAGTTATCTGCGTGACCAGGTTTTGTAATCGTACCAATGTTAAAGATAGTTTTTGCACTCATATCTTCAGCATCGATAAAACAACGAACACCATCTGCATCAGAATAACCAATACTATATTTAACGAAATCGCTAATGCTGGTGGTTCTTAATGATCCACGGAAGCGATAACGTCCTACTTGATAATTCTCTAGATTAATAATTTCAAGCCCATCAGGTTTAGCAACAGCAGGGCAAGGCATATTTTCTACAGCACCTAAACGAATACCGGAAATAGCTAGTTCTGTAATTTGGGAAATAGCATCACCATTTAATTGAGACATAAAAGCTCCTACTTATTTAATAAAGTATTTTTAAAGATTGGTATTTAAATAAAAAAAGAAATTAATTAACTTGTCTTAATTTCCCATCAGGGTCGCCATTGATAGCGAATAATTGCCCCTGATCTTCTTGCATAACTGAAAGCTTACCGCCTTTATTAACATACATCGGTGTTTCGGTGGTATCTTCTTCAGAGCGCTTGCCGCGAGGCGTTGGCGCAGCAAACTTAAGTTTATGGGAAATCATAACTCGCTTTTCTTCAATTGAGTTATTCAAGCGGGAAATATCCATTTCAATAATAACTTTCCCTTTTCCACCATTATTTAAAACACCTAATGCAACATCATTTAATACAGCGGAAACTTTATTTTCAAATACACCACCATCTAATTCCCCAAGGAATTCTGGTACATTTGTTTTTTTACTTTCACTCATGAGTTGATCCTCATTAAAGGTTATTACTCCACAGATAAGACCGCTAATATTGATTAGACATATTTACCCGTATGAACTGATTAAATATCAGCAGTCTTATGTGTGATGTAAAAAAGGGTGGCTACTGAACAGAACATTATCATCATCCTCGTAGTGTGGAAGATTCAGGTCGCCACCAAAACTATCAATAACTACTAACTAGCAACGGCATTATTATTTTCAGCTTGGATCCGAAGATAAATTTCTTCGCGGTGAATACTTGTATCTTTTGGTGCTTCGATACCAATCCGCACTTGGCATCCTTTAATACCCAAAACAGTGACTTTGACATCATCCCAATAACAACAGTTTCACCGGGACGACGAGTTAAAATAAGCATTCCCATACTAAACACTCCACAAAGTTAAAAGTTTGCCTGAACTAACTTAGCCACATCAGGCGGCTGTGGTATTCTTGGTGTCACCACAACAGACCAAGAGAACTTCTTAATGCTTAAATCTAAGTTAATCGCCAAGTGCCTTTATCAGTGCAACATGATCTCAGACGTACAGAGTGGCGAATATGCTGTGAAAAACATTTTTATTGAGTATTTTCCAGATCACTCATTTGATAAATGGAATTCAAATTTACCCAACAATGTCGTCGAACATTTTCTGAAAGCCTCAAAAGGCAGCAGTACAATTCGTGTCGATTCATTCATTAAAGAGCTTTGGGATCTTTAATCGCTGTGAATGAACTGTAGCCATGTTGGATAGTTTTTCCGAACGCATTAGCTTCTTGTTCTAACGAATCTCTATCCAGCATTAATGTTTCAGTGACTTTGGTAATAAATGACAAGTAATCAGCAGCTACAGCACCACTAGTGTTTAAGTAACACACCGCGGCGCCATTGACTTTTAGCTCAATAATATTGCCAGCGCTTTCATTTGTTACTCTGAACATGCTAATCACCTCGAAAAATCAAATAAACTAAGCACTAATAGTGACTTTACAGCGTTCGGTTTGCTCGAAAATCTCATCATCGAGCTTTTCAATCTTGCGTTGCAGATCTTCTTTCTCTTGCTCGTACAGAGCCTGTTTAGCCTTAAGTGACTCAAGCGTATTGAATTCAGCAGCCTTTTGAAGAATCCACACCTGCGCATCTTCCTGCGACATTGGCACGCTAAAGGTTACGATAGGCTCATTTGAATTGAGTTGCATGATTTCCTCCTAAGTTGTCAAAGTTGTTTATAAAAATAACTCCTCAAAACATCCTTAAGTTGTAATTTAGTTGTATTTAAAATGGAAGTCAACAACTTTATGTTGTTTGATTTAAGTTAAAGAAAATTAAAGGATAGAGAAAATAGGAGAGACTATGAATATTAACCCGGCTTTTAACTATAAGCAGAATAGAGACAAGCTATTTGCGAACCTAATTTCTATTATCGATGGCGTTTTGTCAGACAATGAGCTATCAGATTCTGAAATTATTTACATAACCACATGGCTTTCTGACTCAGAGCAAATTTCAGACAACCCATTTGTAGTGCTTTTACAGGAAAGAATAGCAAGAGTTCTGGATGATGGGGTGATCACGGCAGATGAAAGAGAAGAATTGAAGGGAGTTTTACTAGAGGTTCAGCGGTCAATAATGGATATGCCAAATATTGATTTGTACTCAAAAGAGTCAGATATCAATCTACTTAATGGCTTGTGCAAAGGAATAGTTGCGGATAGGAAGTTGGGTATTGATGAGATTAATTACCTTGATTGGTGGCTTACTCAGAATGGAATGCTAAAAAGAAATTATCCTGGCAGGCACTTATATGAACTAATTAAATCCATTAAAGAGGATGGAATTATAGAGAAAAGTGAAAGTGAGCTGCTTTATAAAGCCATGGTTGATTTCTCTGGTACAGATCTAGATAGCGGGGTTGTTGATGGACTCTCATGCCATTTACCATGTGACGATATTGATAATTTCAATGTAATTGGTGCAACAGTTTGTTTGACTGGAAATTTCGTGACGGGAAAGAGGTCTTTAGTTTCAGAAATTATAGAGAAGGCAGGAGGTAAAGTTATTGATAGGGTGACACAATCTGCTGATTACCTTGTAATTGGAGCTCTATCATCCCGCGATTGGAGATACTCCAGCCACGGGCGAAAAATTGAAAAGGCTATTGAAGATAGAGATAGTGGTAAATCTAGTATTAAAATAACTACAGAAGATATTTTAATGAAATTCTTACCAGCTTCTTGATGACCAAAAGACCCTACCAATAACATGAACTCTGGTGACAGCTTCACTTCTAGGCAGCTGCTCATCAGGGTATTCATCCCTATTAAAGCTACGTATTATTAGTCCGCCATCAGGTCGATATATCAAGATCTTAACTCGCAATAAAACACCATCTCTTATTGCATAAAGGTCCCCATCTTTGATATCTCTTTTGGTGATATCAACGGCTACTAAATCACCGCCATTAAGAACAGGGTAGAGACTATTTCCAACTATTTTAACTATCCTTGCATTACTTGCAGAAACGCCATATTTACGTAATTCGTCCCTTCTGAATGGGTAGGTATATTCTTCTAATTCAATAAGTTCTGCGCTAGAACCGCTTCCTGCTGCTAGTTCAATATCAAGTACCGGAATATCGACAAATTCAACATTGCCATGACTAGGAATTTCTTCCCACTCCTTTACTTCAAACTCTGTTTTTAACCCGTTTCCATCATGGGTACCGAACTGCAACCACTGAGCAGATACATTAACAGCCTTCGCAATATCAGCAATTCGACGAGGAGAATTAGTTTGACCCGCTTCAATCTTTTGAATGGATTGCTGACTAACACCGACTTTTTCTGCCAGATCTGCTTGGCTCATTCCGGCTTTTATTCGCGCATCTAACAACCGTTTAGCTATAGACATTGTAATCCCTCCCATTTATTCGACATTTTACAACTTTAAGTGTTAAGAGTTCCAACATCTAAAAGTTGTCAAAGTTGTTATTTTGAATTAACCTTAAGTTGTTTTTACAACTTAAGGGGGCGTTATGGGTAACTCAATTGTCGAGTTATGCGTTATCGGATTGCAAAAGGCAATTGATGCAACAGGCGGGCAGACTCAATTAGCAAAACGTATTAGTGACATTTCAAATAAACCAGTAAAGCAGCAACAAATCTGGAATTGGCTGAACAGAAACAAAAGAGTGCCTGCAGACAAAGTGCTAATAGTTGAACGGGCATCAGGGGTTTCTCGAAATACATTGCGTCCAGATCTCTATCCATAACAACGGGGAGATTCTACAAATAACAACTAACTGAGTTAACTACCAACAAAACAACGGAATTGTAGATATGTGCAAACAAACACTAAAAGAAGTCGTGAAAGAAATGTGCAAAGCATTTCCCGGTGGTCGTTCAGCGATGGCGGGGGCTTTGGGAATATCTGAAACAACGTTCAACAACAAGCTGTATGAGAAAAACGGCTGCCGTTTCTTTGAGATTGATGAGCTGGAAGCGATTGAAGAGTTATCAGGCACTAAGCTGCTGGTGGAGTATCACCTAGATCGCCATGGCATGACAGGGATGGAACCCATTGAAGCTGAAAAACTCGATCAGGTTGAGTTGTTTGATATTCGAATGAAGTTAGGTGCAATGCAGGGCGCGCTTGCCGTTTTAATTCAAGAAAGCATAGCTGATGGCATTTTAACTGGCGATGAAATTACTGCGATAAACAAAAAATCTCAAAAGGTTTTTGCTTATGCAAAGCACTTTATTGATTCACTACCTGTTGTTTATGGGGTTAAAGCGTAATGACCAACTTTAGGAAGGTTGACGCTCAGGATATGCGGTCCCGAGCGTCGGTGCTAATAACAACTTTTGTGGAGCAACTACTAGCATGAACAGTGTATGCCAAATTCAACCAATAAAGCAATTTAGATGCTTACCAGTCTCGAAACAAGGTTCGCTTCAATATGTAGAAATCATAACGTCAGCAGATGAGTCGGGCAACTACCGGAGAAATGAGAAATTGGTAGATATCGCTGAGTTGAGAAGTGACTGGGCTAACTTTTACTTCAACAGCAAAGGCGAGGCACATGACTGATGAAGATCCAAATAATCTCAATCGCATTTATCTCGACAAGCGCGGCATTCCTGTTCGTGTTGTTCGTTATGACCGGGAAAAAATGTGGGTCATTTACATGCGAGAAGGCTATGAGCATGAATGTTTTGCTCCGTTATACAAATTTAAAGATGAATTCAGAAGAGTCGAGTAGGTAGCAACTATGAGCGTAAAACTATCAAGTTATGTTTGGGATGGCTGTGCGCCAGCAGGTTTGAAGATAACCTCGGTTGCTATCATGGCTCGTCTCGCTGACTTCTCAAACGATGAGGGCGTGTGCTGGCCATCGGTACCGACAATTGCTCGTCAAATCGGTGCGGGTGAAAGCACTGTACGTACCGCTATCAAAGATTTAGAAAAAGATGGTTGGTTATCAAGAGAAAAGCGCCGTAAAGGCAACCGTAATGCGAGCAATATCTATCAGCTTAATGTTAATAAATTAGCTTCAGCAGCGAGAGCCGCATTACCTCAACCAGCAGAATCTGATACGTCAAATCCTGACGTGTCAAAATCTGTTGCATCAAAATCTGTCCCGTCAGAATCAAGCAAAGATAATCGTTTTGACCCGTCAGAATCTGGGGGCGATCCGTCAGTAACTTCAAAACAAGATCCATCAGTAACTAACTCTTCGTCGCAGAATTCTGGCGAATCCAGCGACAAGCCTAAAATTGATTTTTTAAATCGTTACCCAGAGGTAGTGATTTACAGCCCTAACTTCCAGAAATGGGGATCTGCGGATGACCTCAAGTGCGCTGAATGGCTGTTTAGCCGCAAGTGTGAAGTTTTCAAAGAGCTTGGGCTGCAAGAACCGAAAGAGCCTAATTTCGCAGAGTGGGCTAACGATGTTCGCCTGATGGTGAGCCAAGACGGTCGCACTCACAAAGAGATTTGCCAATTCTACAAACGCGTTAGCCATGATGAGTTCTGGAAGAAAAACGTTCAGTGTCCAAGAACACTGCGTACACAGTGGGATGATTTAACTCTACGTTTAGCGGGTGAGCAAAAGGTTTCCATCGACCAAGTTGAGCGGGACGAGGCATTCACTCGCATCATAGGTTCCCGTTCAAAACCACAAAACCGCATCGAAGAAATCGCAAGTGAGTTAGCGGGCAAATCTGGCGTTCGTCGCATGACTGACTTTGTTGGACGCAAGGCATGGGCGGGTATTTGGCAACAGGCAGCAGAGCAAGCAGCGAAAGAGGTGATAGCATGATTTCAGCACAAAAGCGTCGGTATATTCAGTACACAACACATTTCAACGGTAGGGCTTTTTGCCGCGATGATCTTTTCAGTGAATTCAACATGAAAAAACGGGCTGGAGCGACAGCTATCATCAAATCTTTATTGAACTATGGATTGATTTATCAAGATCAGAACGGGCTTTATCGTGTATCTGCTAATTGTGAGCAAATGCTAAAAGAGGGGAAATTTCGTTCTCATGATTCCTCTGCGAGTGCAAACGGGATTGCTGTTGAGTCTGCTTTATTCGCTTTAGTTCGGAAGTTTGATGCACTACTGGCTGGGGTCAGAGGATGAGCATATCACTTGTATTGCCATTTCCACCGAGTGTAAATGCATGCTGGCGTAATGTGAATGGCAGAACACTAATCAGTGAAAAGGGACGTAAATTTCGGGGGAGTGCCATCGTTGCTATTTATGAGCAATTAAAGCGTAAACCGATAGCGATAACTGAACCCGTTTCTGTAAAGGTGAAAATGTATCCGCCAACAAATCACAAGCGAGACATTGATAACTATTTAAAAGCACCGTTTGACGCATTAACACATGCCAATATTTGGAAAGACGATGACCAAGTGAAGAGAGTGGAAATGGAGTGGTGTGAAGTTGTCAAAGGCGGTCGTTTTGAAATAACAATCAGTTTGCATGAGAGCGCAAGTGCGGTTGCGTAGATGGGGGAATAGCATGAGTTATCAATGGATACTAACGCCAATCTTGGTACCAGAAATTGGCGCTGTGATTTTTAAGCCAGGTATGCACATGAATACATTCAGTGGAAGAATGTTACTGATGACTTTGCCCGCGGAATTAAAGCATAAACCATCAGGGCTTATCTCTCTTTCTCAGCAATACCTCAGCGACAAGTTGAATGAGATTGAAGCATTAACACCAGTAATGAACTTAGCTATAGATCCTGAGCCACCAGCAAGCTTTATGAAGTTACCTAAGCTCCAGCGCTGGACTAATGACGACTACTTGAAATGGGTTAAATCACAACCGTGTTGCGTGTGTGGTGCTACGGCTGACGACCCACATCACATTATTGGTTATGGGCAAGGTGGCATAGGCACAAAAGCCCATGACCTGTTCACTATCCCATTATGTCGAGTTCACCACAGCGAGTTACACAAGGACACGAAAGGGTGGGAACAAGAAAACGGTAGCCAGTTAGTTTTGTTATTTAAATTTCTAGATCGGTCAATCGGTTTGGGTGTTTTTGGTTGGTAGAGGCGGATATCATGAAATTAGAAAATGTACTTAAAAACTTTCACCCTAAGTCACCTACATTTGGCAATGTAGCTGGCTGCACATCACCTGACAGAATTACAGGTACGGATATCATGGCAGCTATGGTTATGGCGGAATCAAAAGCTGAATTTGGTATGGCAGCCTTTTTGGCAAAAAATGATGTTAGCGAAGAAGATAAGTTTTCTACGGTGGAATCTTTAACCCAATACGCTAAAAAAATCACACCAAAGCTGGTGGCTAAAGCAGCGGGTAAAAAACTGAGTTATTGCTTAATTATTTTGGCAAGAATGGCATTTGAAGATTATGCCCGTTCAGCTGGCGCGGTTTTCCCATGTTCAGCGTGTAATGGTAAAGGTCTTATTTATAGTCGCAAGGATGTCACTAAGCATCCTGGTATAATGAAACTAGATGGAAACGTGGTTATTGAGCCATGGGTTGAAAAAGAGAAGGTAGGTGAGTTATGTGTTCCTTGTAATGGTAAAGGTCAAATAGCACACCGTTGTCGCTGTAAAGGGCGTGGTAAAGTATTAGATGAGGTACAGACCGAATTACAAGGGGCGCCTGTTTATAAAGATTGCCCTCGTTGCGCTAGTAGAGGTTTCAGCCGTGTGCCGTCTTCTGTGGCATATAATGTAATAAGGCATTTAGTCCCCGCTCTCAATGAAAGAACATGGCGTAGAAATTGGAAGCCATTCTATGAAAAATTAACAAGTAAGTGCTTTATTGAAGAGAGCATGGCGGAACAGGTTTTTAAGAAAATAGTTGAATAGCTTATATGGATAAAGGGGGCTTTAGTGGAACAATCCCCCCTTGGTATAGAAAACTTTATCAATACAGAGGGGAAGGAAGTGTAGCTCGAAAGTTATAATAATGACTTTAGTGTATTCCATTCATTTTTAAACTCTCTTCTAAGATAACAACTAAAAATAAACATTTTTAGTCTTCCTAGTATGGTTTTTTGTCTTGTTTTTAATTTTTCTATATCTAACAGCAGCTGCTCTTCATTGAAAAAATAACAAACTGGAGGAACTGGTGAGATCACATTGAAATAACATACAGGAGCTACATAATTAAATAATATATGCTCAACATACGTAACATCATAGTTTTTCGCTATCGATGCGATGTAATCATAGTCGATAGCCTTGTCAACAAAGATATATGACAAAGCTATGCTAAGACTTTCTTCATTGTTTAATGTATTGCCCATTTAGTAAATTCTTCTATTTCATCATCAAGACTATCAGCAGCAACAGAACCAGCAATGCCACCCGCAGTCCCTCCTAATAAAACGACCGCTATCGCACAAACTGGAGCCCCTGGCCCACATAGTGGGGTAACAGCAAAGCCAGCTAACCAACCACCTAAAACGCCTCCACCTACTGTCATACCTTGTTTGATAGCTTCCTTTGGTTTGTTTTCTGCATCTAGTATTTCGTATGTTGCAATAGTTGCAGTTATTACAATGCCAACTTTACCTAAAATATTTAATCTTTTATTCATGGTGGTGAATTTTTGATTGTCTCTAGCCGCGGACTCGATAATTTCGTAATAGATAGAATTTTTTTGATTTATAGTTAGATTTTTCATATCGGTACTAAATTTTCGTTGGGCATATTTGTTTAATAGGTCATCTAGTGATGGAGGCTTTCTTTTATGTCTCTCTGCTATCCCTAACCCTTGTGGTGAAGTTATTTTTCTGTGTTCAGCCATTATTTTGTTTCTCATTTCATAACAAAAGATTGAAGCCTCCTTAACGGATATTTTTTTAGTATCTACCATTTCTTTTACTTCACTTACTACGCGTTTTATATTTTGTTGATAACTGTTTCTTACATTGGCATCACTTATTGCATCTATAGAAAATCGTGTAGCGGCGCCTTCAAAAGCAGCGACGGCTTTATCTAAAACATAATCGGCTTGAATCAAATATTCATTTTCTAATAGGTAATTACCTGTTATTTCAGCGCTGCTCATTTTTCATCCTTTTATTTTAGCCAACAATAGTTCAGTAAGGCTCCTGCCGGTGTTGTCTATATTTAGATCTTCTATTTCTAGATTAGCTTGCTTACCTTCTGTTTTTAATTGTATTTTTGCATTATTTTTTTCGTCAAAAGTTCCTTTTATGCATTGTCCATCATCTAAAGTGATAATGTACTTTAGGTCTGAATAGTCTCTATTTAGTGGTAATTGAAAGGTAATCCATTTTTCTACTGCTTGAGCTGAGATTGCGCTTTTTATTAACTCTTTTTGCTTATCCACTGACGATTCATTGTCACCGCTATAACAATCTTGAATAGATGGAATGAAACGGGAGTGACAAGGACAAGAGCTAAAGCTTTCTAGTGTTCCAGCATGTTTCCTATCTTCAAGCCACATGCTGCTAATACCACCGAGGATTCTGTATGCTCCCGAATGCTTACCGCAGCTCACTAAATCCCCTTCGCGCGCACCAGCAACACCATACCATTGCATGCTGTTATCACCAGTTAAAATCTGACCGCCACAGGTTGTTCTATCACCTACACGTAAGAAGTATCCTACTGCCATTAAATTACCTTAAAATTTATAACCAATAATGTATTGGATTTCTATTGTTTAAATTTAACTTAAGATTAGCAAAATTGTCGTAAATATTATATTTGTGTATATTTACAGTAAAAATTGCATTTTGTCCGAAACTGGCTTATTATCTTCTAATAATGGACATTCTATACCTATGTCGCATTAAACCAATTCAAGACCTCGCAATCGCGGGGTTTTTTTATACCTAAAACAAACATAAGACTTGCTGTTACGTTTGGTCAGAGTTACATGTGTAGTTATGCACAATAACTGAATGTTTTAGAAAACTGATATGTTTTGGATTTTTTAGTGGAAATATCAAAAAGATTGGCATAATAATGCCTAGAATTGATGCGTATGTTAAATATTTATCCAAGTCTCGAAACATAGTAAATTCCATTTAAGTTAAGTGATTGTATTTTATTATTCGTTAGAATAATTCCGCCCGCCGTATTTTCTATTAGCCGTTTTCCGTTTTTTACTTTAGCATTACAGTGGTGGCAAACTTAAGCTAAATTTCAATAAGAGTGAAAATATATGGATACGGAAAAAGTAGAATATAAGATCGCAGGGAAAGGAATTCTAAATGCATTTTGGTTCGGTCTTATTGCATTTATCATTGCTTTAATCATTAATCAAGTTAGCCCACATAATAACTCTGGAGGGTGGTCAGCACTTGACCGAGGGTTGTGGATGCTTTTTATTATTTTTGGTGCTGGTGTTTATTGTTTTTTTTGCTTCATAATTGCCTTGGGTGAGTGGTTAGGTAACCGGAAAAAGAGCCATGTAAATACTGAACGGGCAATGATAGCCACCTGTTTACACGGTATGGTCGCTTTATTTGTGGGCGTTTGTACATTGATGATTTTCTATCAGTAACTTTCTATTTTTATTAAAAAAATTATCCCAAAGGCTGCCATTGTGTAGCCTTTTTCGTTTAAGAGAGGTAGTTATGAGCAACCAAAATGAAGGTGAATTTTCAGGCGCTATTGTAGCTAGTGGTGATTTAAGTCTAGAAGAACGAGTAACAGCATTAGAAAAATAGCTCACTGACATGCAAGCGGCAATGAGCTGTGATTTAAATATGTTAAATGCGCGAATTGTTACTGTTGAAAATATTAACCGTTAGAGCAGTTAGCAAAGCTATTTTTAGCATGTTGAATTGCTAGCCTTTCAATATCTCTTAAGGTTAGGGTCATTACATCCTTGCCAGTAGTGTCAATTTTAAAATTATGAATAGAACCATCAGAGCCAACAAGTGCAACATCAAGACTGTTTGATTTTTTACTGCGATTCATAGCGCTAACATTGGTTAAATTAAATTGCATTAGATTTCCTTGCACCAAAGTTAATCAGCCATCCCTTCGGTAAATAACATAGGGCTGAGCATCTAACTTATCTCAAATACTGATTGAATTCATTAATCTAAATCTAGCTGCCATTGCTGGTGGCTTTCTATTAATTAAACATCGGAACACTCCGCAGGGGGTGGATATGCGTATGCACGAAAAATACTCTAGCCCCTTTTCTTATGCTCTTGGAGTTATCACCACTGCTGCAGGGGCATTATCGTTAGACCAGTGGGCGGTGCTCATCGGGATCATCTGTACAGTCGCCACATTTTTGGTGAATTGGTACTACAAGCGGAAAGAATTCAAATTAAGAGAGGCTAACAGTGGCAAAGATACCAAATAAAATAAAAATGGCCGCTGCAGCTGGTGGATTGATAACATTAACTGTTGCAATGGTTACTGATTTTGAAGGGTACAAGCTCAAGCCATACTTGGATCCGGTAGGAATATTAACCGTGTGCTATGGACACACTGGCACTGACATTATTCCTACAAAGACCTATACCGAAGCTGAGTGTAAAGCGCTACTAGAAAAAGACTTAGCTATCGTCGCTAAAGCGGTAAATCCACTAATTAAAGTCAATATTCCTGATTACACCAGAGCGGCACTTTATTCATTTACTTATAACGTCGGAACCGGTGCTTTTGCGCGTTCTACGATGCTGAAGAAGCTAAATGCTGGTGATATCGCTGGCGCTTGCAACGAACTAAAACGCTGGACTTATGCGGGGGGTAAAGAGTGGAAAGACCTGATAACACGAAGAGAGATAGAAAATGCTGTATGTCTTGGAAAGTTCGACTCGGCTTATTCCTCTTCCTCGCTGGATTCATTGTCTTTGTGGCAGCTGGCATCTATGCACTCAGAGACAATACCTGCGGTGGTACTGACAAGGTAAGTTTAGAAAAACGCTGCCAAAGTGCGGTCAATTACAATAAAACCCGGCAGGTTAACTTATGAAGATAGATAACTCGTTTTGGCTTTTTTTAATGTTAGTTGCTGTTAGTTGGTTGGCATTGACGCTTTATGATAACAACACTGCAGTTAAGAGCGACAACAACAAGTTAAAGCAAGATAACATCAAACAAAGTGCAGTCATTGCCCGTCAGTCATTTCAATTCAATCGCTTCAATCAGATAGCAACAACAGCATACCGGAACGGCATTCAAGCTGATACGAAAGCGCAGGAGAAAATCATTGAATATAAAACGATACTCAAAGCAGAGTCTTCTTGTGATTCTCTTGTGCCTCAGCCTATTGCTGATGGGTTGCTCAAGTACACCCACGAATTACGGGCAATGTACTCCGATCCCCAAAACACTAACCGAACCAGTGCTAGTACCACTACCACCAGCACCTTAACTTATTGCCAAGCGGTGCTATGGATTGAACCATTATTGACCGCATTAGATAAAGCTAATAGTCAGATTGATGCAATAAGAGAAATCGAAGGCAAATAACTATATAATAATTAACTGGCATTAGTGATGCCATTAATAGTATGTCGTCATTTAGTATGCTAAGTGGCGACATACTTATTATTACTTATTATTACTTATTATTACTTATTATTACTTATTATTACTTATTATTACTTGTTAACTTTCCTGCTAATACTAAGCATAGCCAAACATAAATTACAGAGATTATGATTGTAGTTGCTATAGAAGGAAAACTCCAATTAATCAAATAGTTTATAAAGTTTGATAATGATAAGTCTTCTGTAGGAGAAGAATTGGATAATGAAAAAATAGAAATTAAAATCGTCACCATAGTTAATAATATTAAGGTGATTTTATCATGAATGCTGCTTATTAGTTGGAAGCATTTTATCACTCTAGTGTATTTTTTTATTTCCTTTGTTTTCATCGTAACTTCATTATTATACGATTCAGTAATATATTTTAATTTATCATTTAGCACTAGTAAATGTAAGTGATTAATATGAATCCCCCTTGTTTTTTCATTCTTTATTATTCTTATTTCATTATTTTTTTGTTTTTTTCTTACCTTTAATTCACGTGATAATTTTTTTATTTTAGCCTTTGAGTATAAAACACAATAAACAGAAATAATAGTGAGTGAAACTAGAGTGATAATTAAGATGAGTGTTAATTTCGTTTCTTTACTAGTTTCTTTACTAGTTTCTTTACTAGTTTCTTTACTGGTTTCTTTAATGGTTACATTCGTTTCACTTTCAAATTTTTTATTGTAGCTTAAATTTAATTGGTTATCATAATAATTAAATGATGGGGTCAGGTGTAAATTAAAATAACCATTTAAATTGGGTTTTATATACAAACTAAAGTCGGCATCTAGGATTGGTGATAAACTAAAATTATAATCTAAAGTCGGATTGTAATCATACATTAAGCGAACGAACATTGAGCCACCAACTGATACTTGATTGCTAATTTTTTTTTGACTTTTTCCATTGAAAATGGAATAACTCGGTTTTTCTATTCTATAAATGATTTCTCCAGTATCTTTGGGGTATATAATAGTGTTATTAACTATTTGAATATAATCATGGATTTTAACGGGGATGTCTCGTTTTTGTTGTGAGCAAGAAGATAAAAAAAATATAAAAATGAAAACAAAAATAGTTGTGTGGAGATTTTTTGAAGACATATGATACCCGTTGGATTAAATAGTATACTGTTAACGTCTACTTTAACATTTATATAAGAATTATTGAACAATACTGATTATTTATATTTTATGATATATATTATAGACAATTGGCAATATTACCGCTTGTAAACTAATTTTATATTAGGAGGTCATGTGAAATCAAAGAAACTTCAATAAAATCATATGTCAGGCATGAGGTTTTAAAGTTTATCAGTGATATATAAGCTTTATTAGTTAAGTAGTACTAAGTTAGTAATATATAATTACCATCTTCACCCCTCTCACTTTCAGTAATATATTGACTTTATTGATTTTTATTTTCAATGGTGCTAATCCAATGTGCTAATACATCATAATTAAGGATAGTGATGCCTCCTCGCATACCTCGCGCCTGCCGCAAGCATGGTTGTAGCAAGACAACCATTGACCGTAGTGGTTACTGTCAAGAGCACATGAATACAGGATGGGAAAGCCACCAGCAAGGCAAGAGTCGCCATGAGCGCGGTTATGGTTCCAAGTGGGACAAGATACGCGCTCGTGTTCTGCATCGTGATAAATATCTGTGCCAAGAGTGCTTGAAGTCAGGTAGAGCAACTGAAGCCAAGACAGTGGACCATATCAAACCCAAGGCGCATGGTGGTACCGATGATGATAGCAACCTGCAATCGCTGTGCTGGCCATGCCATAGAAGTAAGACAGCAAGCGAACGAACCAGAAGATAGCCGCTATACGAGTGACAACTCACAAGGGGGAGGGGCGGGTCAAATCCCTACCACTCTCGCCCTAAAGTACCGCCGCCTTACCTTTTGTGATATTGCCGCAGGTTAGAAAACTTTTTTATGGGGATCCCCAGCGTTAATTAATAGGAGGTTTCTATCATGGCTGGACCACCTAAAACCCCGTCACATCTGCAATTGGTGAGGGGGAACCCATCAAAACGCCCCATTAATAAGCAGGAACCAAAACCGCCATCAGGGGTACCCCAAACACCAAAGTATTTTGATAAGCGGGGTAAGTATTGGTTCAAGAAAATGGGGGAAGAGTTAGATGTACTGGGTGTCATGAGCACACTCGATGCAAAGGCTCTGGAATTATTAGTTGAGGCATACGTTGAGTACCGGCATCACTGCGAGGTGCTCGATACTGAAGGTTATACCTACAACACCACGTCAATGACTGGTGACATTATCAAAAAAGCACATCCAGCGGCTGCAATGAAAGCCGATGTTTGGAAGCGAATCCGAGCTATGCTCAGTGAATTTGGCATGACACCTTCAGCAAGAACAAAAGTCAGTGTCAAAGGCCCTGAGCAGGAAGATCCACTAGAAGCATTTCTGAAAAAGCGCAAATGATGAATGGCAACCGTAGCAGATGGAATTCAGTACGCCGAGCAGGTCGTGGCTGGAGAAATTGTTGCGTGCGAATTGGTGCGCTTAGCGTGCCAGCGTTTTTTAAATGATTTAGAGCATGGTCCTGAGCGTGACATCTATTTCATTGAAGATCGCGCACAGCACATACTCGACTTTTACAATTTTATCCCGCATGTCAAAGGGGCATTGGCTGGAAAGCCGATTGATTTAATGCCGTGGCATGTCTTTATCTTGATTAATATTTTCGGGTTCGTGATCCCGTTAATTGATGAATTAACCGGTGAACAAGTTCTTGATGATGATGGTGATGCCATCTTTGTTCGTCGTTTTCGAACCGCATTTAATGAAGTGGCTCGTAAGAATGCAAAATCAACGCTCTCCAGCGGTATCGGTTTATACATGACCGGGGCTGATGGCGAGGGTGGTGCTGAGGTTTATTCAGCAGCAACGACTCGCGATCAGGCACGTATTGTGTTTGAAGATGCCAAAAATATGGTCAAAAAAGCGAAAACAACGCTAGGTCGCTTATTTGATTACAACAAGTTAGCGATTTACCAAGAGCGAACGGCATCTAAATTTGAACCACTTTCCAGTGATGCGAATAACCTCGATGGCTTGAATATTCATTGCGGGATAGTCGATGAGCTCCATGCTCATAAGACTCGCGATGTGTGGGATGTTCTTGAAACAGCAACAGGTGCGCGATTGCAGTCGCTTTTATTTGCCATCACAACATCGGGTTTTAACAAAGAGGGGATCTGTTACGAGTTACGGGATTACGCAATTAAAGTTCTAACGGGTATTGTTGATGATGACACTTTCTTTGCCATTATTTATACCCTCGATGAGGGCGACGATGATTTTGATGAATCCGTTTGGATAAAAACTAATCCTGGGCTTGGTGTCTGTAAGCGTTTTGATGATATGCGACGTCTGGCCAAGAAGGCGAAAGAGCAAATTGCTGCTCGACCTAACTTTCTCACTAAGCACCTTAATAAGTGGGGGAATGCTGAGTCAGTATGGATGGACATGAGCAAATGGGACGCCTCTCCAGCTAACGCGCCTGATGATGAGTTGAAGAATTATCCAGTTTGGATTGGCGTTGACTTGGCTAGCAAAATTGACGTCGCTGCAGCGATAAAAATGTATGAAGACGGGCAGGGTAAAACGCACATTAAATGCAAGTTCTGGTTACCCGAGGATCGTATTGAAACCGCACCGAAACACATCGCAGAGCTTTACCGGAAATGGGCTGATGCAGGTCACTTGGAATTGACTGACGGTGAAGTGATTGATCATGACATTATCAAAGATGACATCCTGAAGTGGTGTGATGGCGATGATGTGCGTGAATTAGGATTTGATCCATGGAGTGCGGTTCAGTTTTCACGCCGACTAGCGGAAGAAGGTGTTCCATTAGTTGAGGTCGCTCAAACCGTTAAGAACATGTCTGAAGCCATGAAAAGTGTTCAAGCTGATGTGTATGCAGGTAAGTTTCATCACGATCACAATCCAATGATGGCTTGGATGTTGTCCAACGTCACCGTAAAACCGGATAGAAACGAAAATATCTTCCCCAACAAATCCACACCCGAAAACAAAATTGATGGTCCGGTTGCCATGTTTACGGCAAAAAGCCGTCAATTGGTGGGTGGTGGGAATGATAGCGATTTCCTTTCCTCACTCAAGCCAGACGAAGATCTACTATTCCTATGAAAAACTTATTTCTTGATATCACTGCATTGGCTGGTTTCAGTGCGGTGATGGCAGGCTGTTATCTAAATTATGGGCTCCCCAATACATTAATGATCGGCGGTTCCGTGCTGGTGGTTTATGCATTAGTGGCAGCAATGAGGGGGAAACGTGCTTCTTAATGCATTATTTCGTAGCGATGGGCCGACAAACATTGAAAATCCATCGGTACCCATTACTTCTGATTCTATTGATACAGATGGAATTTTCACTGCTGATGTGCACGTTAGCCCTGAAACCTCGATGAAGCTTGCCGCAGTGTATGCGTGTATTTACGTACTTTCTTCATCTATTGCTCAAATGCCATTACATGTTATGCGTAAATCTGGCAATAAAGTTGAAACTGCGCGTGACCATCCTTTATTTCACCTCGTTCATGATGAACCTAACGAATGGCAAACTAGTTATAAATGGCGAGAAACGAAACATCGGCATGTGCTCGGTTGGGGAAATGGCTACACACAGGTTGTGCGAAACCGCAAAGGGGAAGTGACCAATCTTGAGGCGTGTATGCCGTGGGAAACAACCCTACTGAATACAGGCGGCCGTTATACCTACGGTGTTTACAACGAACTCGGCAATTTTGCCATCAGTCCTGATGACATGATCCATATTCGCGCTCTGGGGAATAACCAGCGCATGGGTATTAGCCCTATTGTTCAGCATGCTGAAACTATCGGTATGGGAATGAGCGGACAGAAGTATACGAGTTCATTTTTCGGCGGGAATGCAAGACCGGCTGGTATTGTTTCTGTTAAAGGGGAGTTAAAAACAGACGGCTGGAACAGGCTAAAGGAAATGTGGCAAAAAGCATCGGCGGCTTTACGTAGTCAAGAAAATAAAACGATGTTGTTACCCGCTGAGCTTGATTATAAAGCGCTGACGGTTTCCCCTGTCGACGCTCAGCTAATCGATATGCTGAAATTGAACCGTTCAATGATTGCGGGGATCTTTAATGTTCCTGCCCACATGATAAATGACCTCGAAAAAGCCACCTTCTCTAATATTTCAGAGCAAGCAATTCAGTTTGTCCGGCATTCAATTATGCCTTGGACGGTGAATTGGGAGCAGGAATTAAACCGACGTTTATTTACGCGACAAGAACGAAAGGCGGGATTTTATGTTCGCTTTAACCTTGCGGGTTTATTGCGTGGCACCGCGAAACAGCGCGCTGAGTTCTATCATTACGGCATCTCTGATGGATGGATGAGTCGAAATGAAGTGCGTGCTTTTAACCCAGTTGATGGGCTGGACGAAATGTTAGTCAGTGTTAACGCTGCTCAGCCTGTGGGAAGTCAAACAGAAAAACCCAAAGGGGATAATGATGAGCAGTAATCAAGAAACTCGCTGCTATATGGGGGGAGGTGAGAGCCGAACCCGGAGAAGAGAATCAAGCAACCCATATTATTGGGCTGGGCTCTGTTTTCGACTCTCGTTCCGAGTTGATGTATGGATTTAAAGAAATTATTAAGCCGGGGGCATTTGATGACGTACTTAATGATGATGTGCGCGGATTATTCAACCATGATCCTAACTATATTCTCGGAAGAACAGCGTACCGAGTGGAATAAAGCGAAAACAGAGCTTGAAAACTTGGAGGCTCAGATTGAACGTGAAGAGCAGCTTCGCTCATTAGACCAGTCATTTGTTGATGAAAATGAACAAGAGCAGAGAAATAACCCGCCTGATGGTTCTGACAAATCACAAGTTGAGCGTCGTAATGCGGCATTTGATCGCTTTTTACGTTGTGGTGCGAGTGAGTTGACAGCGGAAGAGCGCCAAGCATTACGTGAATTAAACCAAGAAGCGAGAGCACAAGGTGTGGCGCCAGATGAAAAAGGGGGCTTCACGGTGCCAACTCAAATGCTTAACAAGGTCGTTGAGCAGATGAAAGCCTATGGCGGTATTGCAAGTATTGCCCAAGTTCTCAACACCTCAAATGGTCAAGACATTATTTGGTCGACATCCGATGGTACGCTGGAAGAAGGTGAGCTGTTGGGTGAAAATACCCAAACCACGGAAGAAGATGTTGATTTCGGCTCAGCAACATTAGGGGCTAAAAAGCTCTCTTCTAAAATGATCCGAGTTTCTAATGAGTTACTTCAAGAAGCGGCATTGATATGCAATCTTATCTTGCAGGTCGCATTGCTCAACGTATTGGGTGTGGTGAAGCAAAATATCTTATTAAAGGAAAGGTTACCATTGTGTAGTTTACTTTTATTTATTAAAGGTAAGTATGAGTATGACTCAATTAATCACTCATGTTAGATAGTCTCTACGGGTTTACCATTTAATTAATGTCAAAAGCTAAAGGTTAGTAAAGAGAAACCTGATTTAGTAGAAACAAAAACAGCAGATAATGAAAAATAATGAATGTGCTACGAGCTAATTTTTAGAATGACGCCATTATGTTATGGCGCCATTTTAATTGTATATAGGCGTTATTTTAATGAGTCAAAACTGGTCATTAAATTCCGATAATCAGGTATATGGTTAGAGAATAGAGTACCTAAGCCGACAATATCATTTCTCCAGTCCCTATGAAGTTCACAAGCCGCACCAAACCAGCTCATCATCTGAGCCCCTGCTTGGGACATTCTATCCCACGCAGCGTCTCGAGTGATTGGATTAAATGTGCCAGAAGCATCAGTGATAACAAACACTTCATATCCTTCCTCTAAGGCGGAGAGTGCAGGAAAGGCCACGCAAACTTCAGTAACAACACCAGCGATAATTAATTGTTTTTTTCCAGTTGCCTTCACGGCTTTTACAAAATCTTCATTATCCCAAGCATTGATTTGACCCGGTCTAGCAATATAGGGCGCATCAGGAAACATTTCCTTTAATTCAGGAACTAGCGGTCCGTTTGGACCATTTTCAAATGAAGTAGTGAGAATGGTGGGAAGATTAAAATATTTAGCTGAATCAGCTAAGGCTAATACGTTGTTTTTGAATTTATCAGGATCTTGGTCACGAACAAGGGAAAGCAGCCCAGCTTGATGATCTACGAGTAAAACAGCAGCATTATCTTTATCGAGTCGATTGTATTTAAAGCTCAT